TGGCCAGGTGAACTAGGAAACTCTTTGAAAGTTTGCTATTGCGGCGCTAATGATTCAGACTTTACTAACTGGAAATATACAACAACTAGTGGCACAGAAGTTAAATTAAATTCATATTTTGACGGCGCTCCTGGTACATCAAACTTTGCGCAAGAGCGAGGCGCTTCTAATGATGAAGTTCACGTGGTTGTTATTGATGAAGACGGAGAGTTTAGTGGGGTTCCTAACAGAGTTCTTGAAACTTTCTCATATTTGTCACTTGCTTCTAATGCAAAAACAACACAAGGTACGGGGAACTATGCTCCTGATGTAATTGCCAGAAGTTCAAATTACATTTGGATTGCAGCAATGCCAGCAGCACTTGGGTCTAATGCAGGAACTACAGCAGCAAATGGTAAAAACTATGCCGGATCTGGTGTATTAACACATTCAGTAAGTCTTGTAAATGGTTCAAATTCTGGTAGTCTTACATCTGCAGAATATGCAACAGGTTTTGCTACAGTAAACGATCCAAACGGAACTGCAGTTGATTTCTTAATTGCTCCAGGTATGGGATCTGCTAGTGATCAACAAACAGTAGTTAATAATATGGTAAATATTGCTGAAAATACTAGAAAAGACTGTGTTGTTGTTACTTCTCCAAATAGAGCAGCAGTGGTTGGCAATGCTACACCACGGGCATCTATTATTGCATCTCAAACAAGTAATACATTTACACGTAGTTCATATCTATTTGCAGACGCTAACTATCTTAAAGTATATGATAAATTTAATGATAACTATGTGTTTATCCCAGCTGCGGCATCTACAGCCGGTATTATGGCAGCTTCAGATAATAATCAAGCACCTTGGTTTTCACCAGCTGGTACAAGAAGAGGCCGTTACTTTGGTGTAACATCTCTATCATTTAATCCAGATAAATCAGATAGAGATGAGCTTTATAAAGCTGGATACAATCCGATTGCTAATCTACCAGGTCAGGGTATTACACTATTTGGTGATAAAACTCACTTGTCAAGACCTTCAGCATTCGATAGAATTAATGTTCGTAGATTGTTTCTTACTCTTGAAAAAGCAATATCTTCAGCTGCTCAAAATATTCTCTTTGAATTCAATGATGAATTTACTAGAGCCGAGTTCGTAAATATTGTAGAACCAGTCCTTAGAAATGTTCAGGGCAGAAGAGGTATCACTGACTTTAAATTAGTATGCGATGAAACTAATAACACCGCAGAAATAATTGATACTAATCAATTTATAGCAAATATCTTCATTAAGCCCGCAAGATCAATCAACTTCATTACTCTTAATTTTGTAGCTGTACGATCTGGCGTTTCTTTTGAAGAAGTCGTCGGCGCAGTATAATAGGGGTATAAAAAAATGGCAATTTTAGGCGTAAATGATTTTAAATCAAAACTTAGAGGTGGCGGGGCGCGTCCTAACCTCTTCCAAGTAATACTTAGTTTCCCTGCTTATGTAGCTGGGGATGTTGAACTTGCATCATTCATGATTAAAGCAGCTCAAATGCCGGCTTCTGTTATGGGAACTATTCCTGTGGCATATAGAGGGCGTCAGTTGCAAATGGCTGGGGATAGAACTTTCGAACCTTGGGCAGTTACTGTTATCAATGATACTGATTTTAATATCAGAAAATCAATGGAACAGTGGATGAATGGTATTAACCAACACCAAGCAAATACTGGTATCACTAATCCAGATGATTACCAAGTTGATGCAGCTGTACAACAGTTAGATAAAGATGGTTCTGTTCTCTATGAATATAGATTTAGAGGTATCTTTCCAACTGCTATTAGTGCAATTGATGTATCATATGAAAATGTGGATACAATTGAAGAGTTCGGCGTAGAATTTCAGATTCAGTATTGGGAGTCAATCGCTCCTGATGGATTTGTAACTTCTTAAAAGTTGAATAAATATAATTTGGTTAGGGGAGTTATTCCCCTAACCTTTATATAGTTAAAGGATAGTTATGGCAGATAATTCACTTAAACTCTTTGGATTTGAAATCAAAAGAGCCAATTCATCTGAAAAAGCCCAGCAAAAGATTAAATCAGTTGTACCAAAAGCTGATGATGACGGTGCTGGTTACATTACTGCATCTGGTAGTCACTTTGGTCAATACTTAGATATTGATGGAAGTGCTGCAAAAGATAACTATCAGATGATAAGAAAGTATCGTGGTGTAGCAGTACATCCCGAAGTTGACAATGCTATTGAAGACATTGTTAATGAATCAATAGTAGGAAGCGACGATACTGATCCTATTAGCCTTACGCTTGAGGATGTTGATTTTCCAGAAAACATTAAAAAGCAAGTACAAGAAGAATTTACTAATATTTTGGGTATGTTAAACTTTGAAGAAAATGGCCACGATATATTTAGAAGATGGTATGTTGATGGTAGAATATATCACCATTTAGTAGTTGACGAAAAGAATGAAAAAGCTGGCATTCAAGATATTCGTTTTATTGATGCTATGAAGATTCGTAAAATGAAGGAGGTAAAGAAGAAAAAAGATCCTCTTACTAATGCCGACATTATAGATAGTGTAAACGAATATTATGTTTATCAAGAAAAACCAGGACAGCAGAAAGATGCGGTTAAGTTTACTCTTGATTCGATTAGTTATGTTACATCTGGTTTACTTGATGAGACTCGAAAAAAAGTAGTATCTCATCTACACAAATCAATTAAACCAATTAACCAGTTAAGAATGATGGAAGACTCGCTTGTTATCTATAGACTTGCTAGAGCACCAGAAAGAAGAATTTTTTATATTGATGTAGGTAATCTTCCGAAGGGTAAAGCAGAAGAATATATGAAAAATATTATGACAAAGTATCGTAATAAATTAGTATATGACGCTCAGAACGGAGAGTTAAGAGATGATCGCAAACATATGTCTATGTTGGAAGATTTTTGGTTACCTCGTAGAGAGGGCGGTAGAGGTACTGAAATCTCTACTCTACCAGGAGGTGAAAATCTTGGTCAGATAGATGATATTGTTTATTTTCAAAAACGTGTATATAGATCACTCAATGTTCCTATTAGTAGATTAGAACAAGAAGCACAATTTTCTCTCGGTCGATCAAATGAAATATCAAGAGATGAAGTTAAATTTCAAAAATTTATTGATAGACTACGCAAAAAGTTTAGTCATCTATTCTTAAATATTTTAAAGAAACAGCTTATCTTAAAAAAGATTATTACCGATGCTGATTGGGATAATCATAAAATGCACTTTAAAATTGATTATGCTAGAGATAATTATTTTGCAGAATCTAAAGAAAGTGAAATATTAAAAGAGCGTATCCAAACTCTTGATATGATGCAACAGTATGTTGGAGATTATTATACTAAAGATTGGGTTATGAGAAATGTTCTTAAGTTTTCTGAAGAAGATATGAAAAATATGGAACAAGACGTAGAAGATGAAAATAAAGAAAAAGCGGATGAGATAGATAATATTGAATCTGATAACGAATAGCTCAAAGTTTGAATAATGTATGATTTAGTTTCCTATATCACGAACAAAGGGCAAAGCGGGACAATAGATCCCTCTAGTTCCCCCGGCGTAATTGCTAGAACAATTGATTATGATACCGTTTGGATTGAGTACTCGGTCGACCTAGAAACTCCACCTAATCCAGATTATATTCGTGGTTGGTTTTTTACCGATGAAACATTACCTGGTTATAGTTTTTTTCCAAATTCATCAGCTATAGAAACTGGAGATAATCCTCCAGATAAAAAGTTATATACATCTAATATTCTAGTTAGATTATATCTTGATGAAGATACAATAATTGATCCTCAAGGGAATAGAGTATTAGATTTTAGATTAAGTACTGCAGTTGCTCATTCTGAAACCGCTTTGAAAAATGGCGAGTGGATAGAAAGCACAACCGCCGATATTATATTTACGATATATGCAAATGGTAATCCTGCACAAGTATTTTTAGATGTATTGCCAGTGGATGAATTTGAATCTGATTTTGGTTCACCAACAAATAGTCTTACTATAGATTCAGCATATATTAATGGAATGAGAGTTGACTCAGCTCATATTAGACATTTAGCATATGTCAATCTTATTGAAGGCGATTCTGCTCAATTTGAACATATTACCACAAATACTTTAGCAGCTAACACTCTTATCACAGATTTAGAAATTAATGGTCAGAAAATATATGGTGAGGGATCAGCACTTAGCGGTAATACATTAGATTTAGACTATGACGAGCCAACTGATAGAAGCAATAGTGTAGCACTTACTTCGTTACAATCTATACATAATTTTTTAGATGTTAATAATAACGAAACCGGAAATTATTGGGCACTATATAACAATTTAAATGCATATACTGATACTATTAATAAAAATAATGCCATTTTTAGTATTGACGAAACCGGGGCTGTTGTAGCAAAATCTCTTGAAGTCAATCAGTATATTTTAGATAGTGGCGGATTAAAGTGGTCTAAAGATAGTAATGTAAAAATATATTATGATAGCAATGCTCAAGCTTGGAGAATAGAACCAGATTTATTTGGTTATGCAGACTCTGTAACACCAGGTTCTGATTCAGACTTATCTTTGTCCTCAAATAATTTACTTCTAAATCTTTCTGGAAGAGATGGACAATTCTTATCTTATGGAGAAGCATCTGAAGCGTATTATTTAGATTATGCACTTAAAACTGGTAGATTTATATTTGATGATGATCAGTTAAATGAAGAAAAAGAGTTTATTCCAGATACTCAGCTTGAGTCTATGGATTCTCAGGGTAAATACAAATACTATGATCAGTTCAGTAGATTTTCTCATTACAATATAAGAGAATTTGATAGTGATCCAATTGAAGATTTTACCTTTCCTTTTAATGATTCGGATACTCAAGTATTAATATATGATGAAACTACTAATAGTATTAATAGCAATTTTGCGCCTAGAACATTTGCAGGATTTATATCACCTAAGAGATATAACTCATATGATGTAAAAGCAACCTTTAGTTCTACCACGGCTACAGATTTTCCAGTATTTCTAGTAGTTGCTCAGTTAAACATAAGAGGTAGAGAATATACTATTAGTGCTTTTAGAAGACCAAAAGGCACTCTTCAAGAATATAGCGATTATCTGGAAACTGGTTATCTTGCTGTAAAACCTCCATCATGGGGTTTAGTTTATAACTATGGTCAGACGGATGAGTATTATCTTGACTTTGATTGGGTAACAAGAGGTGCGGCTCCAGCACCCGTCACACCAACATTTGATGGCCAGTCAACCAGCGATTGGGTTTCGGCTGGACAAACTACTATATTTGCCCAGAAAAAAGGTAATGTTATTTCTGTAGCTACAAATCAGTTTGGTAGTACAGATATAGAAAACTTTGAATTTAGAACTGGTATAGAAATAGATATTGAGCAAGCAATTGCAGGCGGTAAAACATTTTTAGAACCTTTCTTAAATGCAGAAACATCTTATGGCTTTGGTACTCAAGAACAGTCAGGTGTCATAATATCAGATATCATATTTAGAACTGAAGATAATGATAAAAACATATTTGATTTAAAAAATGATTTAATTTATACCTTTGTTTCAGATAGAGAAAAAGATGATTTTGGTGTTGAAACACCTGGTTATTACGTTTTTGATAGTAATATTGGTGTTGATCAAATAATGAATACTGGTAGACTATTTTATAATGAAAGATCAAAAACTTTATATTGGAAAGATCCAGATAATTCATATCAGCTTATAAAAGAAGTTGATTTAAGTGGTTTACCTCAAAGTTCTGCATATGTAGAAATGAGAGGAACAGGATTAAATAATAATTCTCCGGCATATCTTTACATTGACAATGAAACAGAATACTTTGAGTTTGATGAAAATCCTATTTTGTTAAAAGGATATCATGGTCACGGTAGAGGATTAAATCTTACTACTTTTGATAGTAATGGAACAAAGCTTTCTTCAAACACATTTGATACACATGTATCAGATTCAGGTTCTATTTTACTATCTGATGCAATTAACAATATGTCTAATGGTCATATTGGTGCAATAACATCATCCGATGCTTGGGTAGCAAATGTAAATGATACCCTTAGAACTACTGCATTTGATCAAGGTTTAATGAAACTTTATAATGCTCCAACAACCCCCATTAGAAATCCATATTCTGCAGTATTTCAGAAAACTGGAGCTGGTGGAACTGTAAAAGCTCATGAAATAAGTAGCGATGATTCCTCAATTTCCCCCTATGCAGATTTAACATTTAGTATCACAAGAGGCACATTTCACACATATGGTCCAGAGCAGCCAAATTCTTTATCCGCTTGGAACGGTAAAAGAGAGGCTTGGATAGATGAAAACCATAATACTAAAATTAATAATACTCTTATGCTTACAGAAGGTAGATATAAGGGGCTTGCATTTGATGGAACATCTTTTACGGTCAGTGGTATTAATGAAGATAGTGCTAGAATCTATCTTGTATCTGAAGAAGATTCTCAGAGAACAATGGTTCTTAAAGTTGGAGATAATCTTAATGATAAGATAGCATTTGAAGTTCCCGATAATGATGGAGTATTACAAAATGGATTTATAAACTTCCATAGGGGTAATTTACATATTGTATATGATCAAACACCGCAGCTAGGTGGCGATTTAGATGTACAGCAGTTTAGAATGTATAAAGACTCTTTAGAAAATGAATTAATTGATCTTGGCTATACTTTGGGTAAAGGTAGTAATAGTATAGCAACTGCTTCACGACAAAGTATATTTAATTTTTTAGATAGAAATAATAATGAAACTGATAATTTCTTCGGTATATTTTCAAATAAAAATCCTATAACAGAAGCCACAACAATAGATGATGCAGTATTTTCTGTTGAAGAAGATGGTACTGTAAATATGAATCTTGAGTCAAATGGAGCATTTAACTTTAATCACCCTGGCGGAACACCTATAACAGAAGTAGGTGAAGGCACTGGGAGACAAGTGGGACTAACCACTGATGATATTCCAGAAGGTCCGTCAGGATTAAATTTATATTTTGATTCTGCTAGAGTATTTTTAGCATTAAAGGAAACTAATAGTAACAATAATAGCGTATATAATGCTTCTGGTGGCGGAATAGGTAAAATTACTGTCAATCAAACAAATAAAACTCTTGATTTTGAAGGTATTACTAATACAGATGGATTGCCAGAAGGTAATACTAATCTCTACTTTACAGATGAGCGTGCACAAGATGCTGTTGGTAATATTATGTCTGGTGATGATGATATAGCAGTTACTTATACTGATAATGGTGCTGCAGCAGGTACTATAGAAATAACATCAACACTTACTCAAGAAAAAGTATTTGGATTACAAACTAAGTATGAATTACAAGGTGGTGGTACAGCATCTAATGATGGACAAATAAAATTAAATATTGATTCTAATGGAATTTCAAGAACTGAAACTATTACAGTTACTGGCGCTAATGGAATTAACATTGATGGTTCTGGTACAAATTTATTAGTAGTTGATGCAGGTTCTTTAATTAAAACATACTCAGTATCAAGTGGTGATGTAACGGGCGGATCTAAACTAATTCTTACTGAAACTGATATTAATAATAATACTACAGACGATCAGGTTAGCTTTTTAGGTGTAGATGGTGTTTCAATATCTCAAGCCTCAGATGAAATAACAATATCAGCAGCTGGTTTACAAGCAGTATCTAAAATTACGGCTGACAGTTCAAGCGGCAATATATTCATAAATTTAAATGATTCATCTCCTACAACAGGAGTTTCTACTATAACTCAACTAGGACTAACTGCATCAAATGGTTTGGGATTAAGTGTTACCAATGCTGGAGCTGCAAATTCATCAATTAATATAAGCGCTGCTCAACTTCAAATCACTTCAACATTGCAAGCTAATGCATCAGCTCCTGGTGTGGACACTAGAATAGGATTTAGTGAAACAGATGCAAATGGTAATACGGACTCACAATTTATAAAATTTGTTGGTTCTGGCGGCATAACAGTTTCATCTATAGCACCAGCTGGTGCTCATGATGGAATAATAACAATTAGTGCAGATAGTATGAACCGTCCTAATACTACATATATTGCCGAGTTTGCTGATCCACCTGGTGTTACAGTAAATGAAGTTGATTTTAAATTAATACATCAAGGTCCAGACAGCGGCGAAGATACAACGTTAAAAATTAAATCGAATGATGGTATCTTAATAACTGAATCAAATGGTGAATTACATATTGGGTCAATAGTTCAGATTGAACAGATTAATAATGAAACAATTACATTTGAAACTAATGCGACTGATGCTGCAATTTCTCTTGGTACTACAAAATCATTTACGGTTAATAGTTCTACATCAGAAACAATACAAATTAATCATGGTGCCACAGGATCTGGCAGTCCTACAACTGGGACAAATAGTGGACAAACTGTTGTACAAAATATAAATCTTGATAAATTTGGTCACGTACAATCTATTACTAATGGTACTGTAGCAGGTCAATATTTAATGAGTGCTACAGACAATAATCAAGCGGTCATTCGTTTAGATACTCAAGCAAATGGACTAAGCGGTAGCGCTGAAGATGTTATAATTGAGGGTAGCGGACAAACTACGGTAACAGCAGGTGTTGGCGGTACTAAAATAATTATATCAACTCCAAGTGTTGTTGGAGCTTTTAATAATTTAACGGATGTAGATACAACAGGCACTTCAAATAGTAATGTAGGTCATGATGTAACAAACGGTTCTGTTAATCACATAGGTCATGTTCCTATGTGGGATGGTACTGATTTCACTACTCGAAAAATAAATTTTGTAAATCACGATATTGCAGATGTTGATATAGATGGTGTGTCTTTTGAAGAAGTTTTAGCTTGGATTGGACCAAATTATCCTGCTGCCGGTGGTGTAGCTGCTTGGAGAAATGCATCTTTAAGTGATTTACTTGATATACCATCCAGTATAGACGATTTATCTGATGTCGATATTACCACAACCGCACCAACAAATGATCAAGCGTTAGTGTGGGATGGAACAAACTTTGTACCTGGTGATGTTGCAGCGGATTTAGCTATGAATGATCTTACAGATGTTAGTACATCCGGCATAAGTGATGGTCAAGCTATAATTTATCAAGCATCAACTTCTAGCTTTATTGCAGGCGATGCGGGAGAGGTATATACTGCTAGTGATGGCATTGATTTAAGCGGTACTGCATTTAGTGTTGCTGCTGGTAACGGATTAACTCAAACTACAACCGGCTTAAAAATGTCTGGGTCTTACACCGGCGACTTTACGCTTACTGGTGCCTTTACAGCAACCGGAGATATTACGGCATTTGGAACATCTGATAAAAGATTAAAAAGTAATATTTCAGTAATTGATAATGCTTTAGATAAGATAAATAAAATTTCCGGATATACATTTAACTGGAATGAATTAGCAGAAAATAAAGACCAAACTCTTAGAGAGGCTGGAGTTTTAGCCCAAGAAGTTGAAGAAGTATTACCTGAAGTTACTACAACAAGAGAAGATGGATATAAAGCTGTTAGATATGAAAAATTGGTTCCATTGTTAATTGAAGCAATAAAAGAACTTTCCGAAAAAGTTGAAAGACTTGAAAGGGAAAAATAATGCCATTTGTACCAAGTACCGGAGCCATATCTTTTGATAATGATATAGAGGAAGTGTTTGAAGATCAGACCACCCCTGCAATGAGTTTATCAGAATACTATAGAAATGGAACTAATGTCCAAACTGCTGTTACGGCAGGAAATGTTGATACTAGTTCAGTGGTTACCTCTGGTATACCTACTAGTGGACAAATTAGTTTTAGTGATTTTAGAGGACAAGGTTGGGATGTTCAGGTTCTAGCTGCAGTATTTGATAGAAATAATACAACAACGGGTCAAGATTTTACTTGGACCGTTCCCACAGGTGTTACAGAAATATCTGCATTTGTTGTAGGTGCGGGTGGTGGTGGAGGAGGTAATGATGGAACTTCTGGACCAACATCCTCTGCGGGCGGTGGCGGTGGTTCTTCGTGGGGCTATTGGACAGTTACACCAGGAACATCATATACTTTAAGAATAGGTGCTGGTGGTGCTTCCGGAAATGGTAATACTGGCGCTGATGGAGGTGATGGTGGAGATACATATATAAAATCAGGCTCAACTGTATTGCTACAAGGTGGGGGTGGTGGAGGTGGTATTTCTAATACATCTTCAAGTAATTCTGGTGGTGCCGGCGGTACGAGTACTGGATCACAAAGAGGTGGTGGTGGTGTAGGTGGACAAGGTGGTGATGGCGGTAATAATACTTCTGGTTCAGGTGGTGGAGGTGCTGGTGGTTATGGCGGCGTAAGTTCAGCTAGAGGTGGCAACGGTGCTGATGCTGATGGTAGTGGACAACAAAGTGGGCTCGGAGGTTCTGGTGCAGGCGGTGATGATATTAATAATACCTTTCCTCAAGCTACAAGTAGTGGTGGCGCAGTAGGTATATTTGGACAAGGTAATAGCGGATCTACTTCAGGAAGTACTGTACCAAGAGTTTCAAGTAGTAGACATGGATCAACATATTCAGCCGGCTTTACAGGTAATTATCTAGTACCAGCCTCTGGTGTTGGATCTGTTACAGCGGCAACTGCAGGAACATTTAATAATCCAACAACCTCAGGGGTAGCAGCACATCCAGGAGCTGGTGGTGGCGGTCTTGAAGATGATACACTAGGATTTGGACAAAAAGGTGGTGATGGTGCTATAAGAATTGTTTGGGGTACTCAGCCTGATGGTACTACACTAAGAAGATATCCTTCAGCTAGTGCTGTATCGGGTGAATAAAAGTCAAAAACTTAATTTATATAAATAATCTAAAATATGGAGAATAATTATGGATGATGAATTAAATAATGTTACAGATGTTTCAGACGAAAACATCGAAAGTCTTGAAGATATTGATACAGTAGATACATCTGCTGAAGAAGATACAAGTGATGAACCAGAAGTAGAACTAGATCCAATTGAAGCAATGATATCATCTATTGAGGATAAAGATTTTGTAAATTCTTCAAATATTTTTAATAATTTGGTTGCTGATAAATTAGCAGATGCAATTGATAATAAAAGAATTGAATTAGCTAATAGATTATATAATAATGCACCTGAAGAAGTAGATGCAGAAGTAGATATGGAAGTAGAAGTAGAAGTAGAAAATGAAATCGTTTAAAACTTTAAAAGCCAGCTTAGA